TGATCTATTCCTTGCAGGTGCTAATCAAATCGTTGGTCCTCAAGCAGTTGCAGAGTATGTTAATGTATCTGACTACTTCAAAAGAAGAGCTACAGCGTTAGGTATAGAGACTGAAGGATTGATCAAGACAGAAGAAGAAATTCAACAAGCTATGCAGCAAGCCCAACAACAAGAGATGATGATGAAGTTAGGTCAACCTGCTGTAGCACCTGCTATCAATGCTGCACAAGAGCAGTACATGAGTAGTCAACAACAACAACCACAAGAAGAGTAGATATGGCTGAATTACACCGAGTAGAGATAAATGAGAGAGCACCACAGGAGATTGACCCTGAGTCAGAAGAAGCTGTTGAAGCAGTATCTGAAGAACAAACGCAAGAGGATAGACCTGATTGGTTACCTGAGAAATTCAAGAGTGCTGAAGATATGGCTAATGCCTATAGTGAACTTGAAAAGAAAATGGGATCGAACGATCAACAAGAAGAAGAAGGAGAAACAACCAATGAAGAAGAACAACCAGATGACACCACAGAGGAAGATACGGATAATAATAATGTTATTGTGGAAGCTAGTAAAGAGTTCTTTGAGAATGACGGTGTTATATCTGAAGAGACCTATAAGAATCTTGCTGAGATTGGGTTATCGAAAGAGTTAGTAGATAGCTACGCTGCGGGTCAACAAGCTTTACAACAAAGCGAAGAAGGTAGTATCAAGTCTGTTGCTGACGGTAACTGGGATCAAATGGCAGAGTGGGCAGCTAATAACTTATCACCCGAAGAGGTAAATACTTTTGATGACATAGTACAGAACGGTACGGTTGACCAAGCTAAGTTAGCTACCAAAGGATTATATGCACAATTTAAAGCAGAGAATGGAGTTAGTCCTAAGCTTGTACAAGGTGCTGTAAGTGGTTCATCTACAATGCCTTTTAAATCTAATCAAGAACTTGCTCGTGCAATGTCTGATCCTCGATACAAGAGTGGTGACAAAAGTTATCACGAAGAGATTGACAGACGCATCGCAGCAAGTCAGAATTACCTATAATTTTATTGGTAGGTTCATGTGATGAAGCCTTGGACTCCACTCTTTTTCTTGCCAGTGTTGGTTCTGGTTTTTTTGGGTGGATGTTCCAAGGCTTCTTTTTATCCGTTAGCAGGTAGTGTAGGTGGTGCAACTGTTGGTAGCCTTGGTGGTCCTGGTGCTGCTGCTGGTGGTGCTGCTCTTGGATGGGGACTAGGAGAGGGTGCTAAGTTAATGGAAGAGAACAAGGGATTAGCTAACAAAGTAAAAGCTATATCCGAAGGAGATGTACAGAAACTTGTACAACAACAATTAGATGAGAAGATGGATGATGGATTCTTTGACTCTATGTTAGATGAAGTCTATGGTTTCTTGAAACTATGTCTTGTAGGTGTTATCCTTTGGAATGTAGTTCCTTTAATTTACACTCGTTATGTTCATAATAAATCACAAAATAAATGAATAAACTAATAAAATTATATAACTCACTGACAAAGAAGGAGAAAGCTATTGTCTTGACTGTTCTGTGTTTAGGTGGAATTATAATACTTAATTTACTTTAAACGACAATTAGTATAACTAATGTCAAGACCCACTGCGGTGGACAATCTCGATCAAAGGTTACAACGAAAGTCACAAAACATAAATACTAATACATTAATAACAATATACATATAAGGAGATAATAAATCATGGCAAATGGAGATACATCCCCCTCACGTGTAGGACAAGTTAATAGTGCTGGTGACGTAGATGCTTTGTTTCTTAAAAAGTTTAGCGGAGAAATCTTGCAAACCTTTGAGGAATCGAATGTCTTTAAACCACTACATACTGTTCGCACAATCGAAAACGGTAAATCAGCTCAGTTCCCAGTAACTGGCGTAGCTTCCGCTGACTACCACACACCTGGCGAAAACATCGCTGACAGTGGAAACTCATACTTGAGTGACATCAAAAAGGCAGAGAAAGTAATCACCATCGATAAGATGTTACTTGCTTCTACTTTCTTGTCTAACATCGACGACGTAAAGAATCACTACGATATTCGTTCAGTTTACGCTAACGAGTTAGGTAAGGCTCTTGCAGTTCGTTTTGATACTGCTATTGCTAAAACCTTTATCGCTGCTGCTCGTTCTGCATCTGCTGTAACTGGTGGTAAAGTTGGCGGTATTCTTGATGTTTCTGCAAACGCAATGGGAGACGGAGCTGATTCAACTGATGACGGTGATAATACTGATCCTACTGGTGCAGAGCTTGTAGCTGCTTTATTTACAGCTGCTCAGAAGCTTGACGAAAATGATGTTCCTAGTGAAGGTCGTTTTGCAGTCATTCGTCCGCAAGAGTATTACAAGTTAATCACTGGCGGTGCTGGTGCGTTGGCTATTTCTACTTCTGCTGTCAATAAAGATGTAGGTGGAGTAGGAAGCATTGCTTCTGGATCAATTCCACAAGTAGCTGGTATCACTATCTACAAATCTAATCACATCCCTTCAACTGATTTATCAGCTGTTACTACTGGAGACGGTGCTTCTAGCAATGATGTCTTCGGAGTAGGTGGAGCAGGTTACAATGGTAACTTCACTAATACTCTTGGTGTTGTTTCTCATTCTGCTGCTGTTGGAACTGTGAAGCTTCTTGATCTTGCTACTGAAAGCGAGTATCAAATCGAGCGTCAAGGAACACTTTTTGTTGCTAAGTATGCTATGGGTCACGGAGTTCTCCGTCCTGAGTGTGCTATCGAATTACAGAAATAGTTCTCTCTTCGGTGTTGGGGAGGGGGACTGCGTAGCGGAATCCCTTCCCTTCACTGATATTTTTATTTATTAAGCTATGGCACTGACAACGAAACTAGAAGCGGTAAACATTATGATCTCTGTAATAGGAGAATCACCTGTTAATTCACTAGGAGGATCAGCAGTGCCTGTTACAGTTGTTCAAGCAGAAGCTGTGTTAAACGAGACAAGTAAAGCAATCCAATCAGAAGGCTGGCACTTTAACACAGAGCATGAATATACACTTACCCCTGACTCCTCTACATCTAAGATTGTATTACCTAGCAGTACGCTAAAGGTTGATCTTGACCCAAAAGTTTACACAGACTCTGATCCTGTGCAAAGAGGATTTACTTTGTATGATCGTAAGAACCATACAGATATATGGACCAAAGAGGTTAAAGCCTCTATTACTTGGGACTTAGATTTTACAGAACTCCCTGAACAATTTAGACATTACATAACAGTTAAAGCAGCTAGGATATTCGCTAACCGTTTATTGGGTAGTAGAGAGATAGAAGGTTTTGCTTTGAGAGATGAGATAGAAGCTAAAGCTAGAGCTGTAGACAGTGACTCAGAGAATGCAGATAGAACTATCTTCGATAATTACAGCGTGTTAAGAGTACTTGATCGATAGAGATGCCGTTGCTAGTAAACAGTGTACCTAACTTAGCTCAAGGCGTCTCTCAACAGCCTGATAACTTACGCTTTCCAGGACAATGTGATGAACAGATCAATGCGTGGGCTACTGTTGTAGAAGGACTTGTTAAACGACCTAATACAAGGCACGTAGATAAATTATTCACTCGTCCAATTAACGATGACTCCTATGTGCAATACATAGACAGAGATGAGGACAATAGGTTTGCTTGTGTGTTAGAGAATAAAGTATCCGTTTGTGCAGTCTCTCTTTTCAATTTAAACACAGGTAGTCCTATTGTATCTCTTTATGTCTCACCTAACGCACAGACATATTTAAACGGTATAACAAATCCTAGAGAGGATGTTAAAGCGTTAACTGTTGCTGATTATACATTCATAGCAAACAAAGAACAGACAATATCGTTAGGTAGTTCAGTTAGTGCTACTCTTCCTTATCAAGCTTTAGTATTTGTTAAGTTAGGAGACTACGATAAGCAATACGCTGTACACACTACCTTTGCTGGAACAGACGGTGAGTTTGGTACTAGCGATGATGTGGAGCAAGCTTTTGAAGTACTCAGTGGGGACGGTAACACAGGTGGTGGTAGTGATGCTGATACTATTACTATAGCCACACAAATCTATGACTCATTGAGCAACGGAGGTATTGCTGACTTTGTATCTTCTGCTACTGTTACACACGCTGGTAATAACTATAACCCTGCTTCACCACCTGCTGTTACTATTAGTGGCGGAGGAGGATCGGGTGCTACAGCTATTGCTGCTGTTAGTGCGGGAGGTGCTGTAACTGAGGTTATTATAACAAACGGGGGTAGTAATTATTCGTCTACACCTACTATAACTATAGCCAACCCACCATCAGGAGGCAATGTAGCACTAGCTAATGCTGTATTAGGCACTTTAGCAGCTTTCAACGGAACGGTAGTAAGAGAAGATGCTGTTATAAAACTTACAGCTACTGAAGACTTTAGGATACATACAAATGACGGACTAGCTGATCAAGGTTTAGGTTTAGTATATAAAGAAGTATCAAACATTACAGACCTGCCAGCTAAGGCTTTTAATAACTTTCGAGTAAAAGTAAAAGGAGACACAGAGCTAGTACAAGATGACTACTATGTAAAGTTTCAAACGAAAGACGGTAATGATTTCGGAGAAGGCACTTGGATAGAAGATATAGGATACGGTGTAAAGGTAAGCATCAATGCTACAACCATGCCTTTACAGCTCAAACCTAACGATACTTCTTTTAACACTTGGACTTTAGATACAGCTACTTGGGGAAACAGAACAGTTGGAGATGACGATACGAACCCTGCTCCTACTTTTGTAGGTTCTAAGATAAACGACATATTCTTCTACAAGAACAGGTTAGGACTTTTAACAAACAATAGTATAATATTTTCTGAGGCAGACGGGTACTTTAACTTTTGGCGTTCCACTGTTTTATCTCTGTTAGATTCTGCTCCTATAGATGTAGGAGTAAGTCACACAAAGATAGCAATATTGCAACACGCTATTCCCTTTCAAGAGAAGCTACTTATCTTTTCTAACAGTACTCAGTTTGTACTTAGAGGTGCTGATTTATTAACACCTAAGACTGTTAGTATTACACCAGCAACTGAGTACAATTCTTCAGAGACTATAAAACCTTTGGTTCTTAATAACTATGTATACTTTAATTTCACTAGAAATAGTTTTGAAGGATTAACAGAATACTATATAGATAACGATACTTCGGTGTTTGACTCGGCTGAACTTACATCACACGTGCCTACTTATATACCTTCAAAGATAGAGTTGATGGGAGGCTCAGCTGTGGAGAACTTATTAGTTGCAGTGAGTAGCGACAGAACGACATTATATGTTTACAAGTACTTTTGGCAGAACAAAGAAAAGATTCAATCAGCTTGGCAGAAGTTTACTTTTACTCGTTCTATCGTAAGCTTGGGTTTTATTGAGTCTAATCTATATCTTATAACGAAAGACTCTAACGCTACTTATTTAGATAAGCTACCTATGGAGAATGATCTGCAAGACTCTAACGGATATACTATATTGTTAGACAGCAGAATAGAGCACACGGTAGGTGGTCTTAGTAATACATTAAGCATCAGTTACGATGGAGTCACGAATGCAACTACAATCAGCGGCTTTCCTTATGATCCAGTAGGTGTAGAGGTGTATGGTAAAAACGGACATAAGTACACTTTTACAAGGACATCTGATACAGGAGGAACAGTGCTGGGTGATATTACAAGTATAGATTTCTTTGTTGGTTTGCCTTATGATATGTTGTACAAGTTCTCCGATCAAACACTCAAGCAACCTACTGAAAGAGGAGGACGCAGTGCTAGTGATTACACCTTCCAAACAATCCGTAGCGGTAGTCTTAACTATGCAGATAGCGGACACTTCACTGTAGAAGTAACACCTAAGTTTAGGGACACATACACCTACGCTTTTAACCCTGACACTTTAGGAGCTAATTTATTACTTAATAGTTTTACACCTCAAAGCGGTCACTTTAGATTTCCTGTTCAATCAAAACCAGAAGAAGCTACTATAGAAGTAAAGAGTAGTTCTGCCTTGCCTTGTAAGATATTAGCAGCAGAGTTTGAATCCATGATGATACCAAGAAGTAGAAGATATGGAAGTTAAGATAGAACCTAGTATGGCAGACCTTGATGCTCCTATGTTATATGAGGACTTACGAGAGGAAGATATGATGGAATGTATCGGTCTAATGCACCACCCTAGAGATGCTGTGTACAGTTCTTTTGAATCAAGTAGTAAATGCTATAGCGTCAAGACAGATCAAGACGGACTGTTAGCTTGCTTCGGAGTTAGTCCTAGAGATAACATCGGAGTTTGTTGGTTGCTAGGTACAAGAAACTTTTATAAGATAAAGAAGAAGTTTGTTAAAGAATCACAGATGTGGATAGATGATTTGATGGGAGACTTTGACTACTTAACAAATTATATAATGGAAGCTAACACACTAAGTATGAGATGGTTGAAATGGTTAGGTGCTAGTTTTCACGATTGCAATATCCCTGGTTATAAGTCATTTAAGATAGAGAGGAAATAACTTTATTATGTGTTTACCATTAGCAGTAATAGGAGCAATAGCAGGTGTAGCATCAGCAGGTGTAGCGTATATAGGGCAAAGGCAACAAGCTAAAACACAAGCAGCGTATCAAGCACAGTCAGCAGCAGCTGAACAGCAAAGAGCTTTGCAAGAGCAATCCTCTATCCGTATGCAACAAGCACAACAACAAGAAGCTGCTGGAAGGGAACTAGAACAAGTTAGTAGGAAGTCCAAAGAAGCTTTAGCTAGAGCGAGGGTTTCGGCAGGGGAAGCAGGTGTTGCAGGTGCTAGTGTACAAGCTTTGATGGATGACTATACTAGGCAGGAAGCAGGGTATAGAGCAGCATCTTTAAGACAACAAGAACTAACAGGAGTAGGCACAGGTTTAGGATTAGAACAAGCTGGACTAGCTTCTCAGCAAAGACTTATTGGCATTCAACAACCTATTAACAGACCTAGCTTATTAGTATCAGGGTTACAAGCTGTTAGCGGTGGACTTAGTGGATATGCAGCAGGTCAAGATATTAGCAGTAGAATGGCAGGTACATCAACAACAGGAACTACATCAGCTCAGAGTTATACACAAGCAATGACAGGTAGGAGAAGATAATGGCAGAACGAGTACAAGTACAAGGGTTAGGTGATGCAGTTCCAGGATTACAACCTACTATTCAAAGAGCAGGTCAATACAGTGTAGGTCAGCGTAGAGCTGGTAGGAATAAGTTGATGGACCTTGCTGATGCTTTGTCACAGGTTAATCCTATCTTACAGCAATACGGTAATATTCGTAGGTTAGAACAAGAAAGAAAGAAGTCGTTAGAAGAAGCTTTAGAGAAAGAAGGTTACAGAGCTTATCAAACTTCTCCAGCTACTATGGCTGTTGAGTTAGAAAAGACACAAGCTAAGATTAGAGCTGCTACAGAGCGAGGTGAAATACCTGATGAAGCTAATGTACCTAGAATAATGGGTGCGTTGAAAGCTAAAGCAGAAGTGTTAGCTAAAAGAGATTACAGGAACATATTAATGAATCCTGAATTGTTAGAGAGTGAAACTGATCCTGTCGCAGAAGCAGCTCGCCAAAGAGAAGAATTTTTAAAAAGACCTGAGTTTGAATCACCTAGTGTCAGGGATCATGTATTCCAACACCTAGAAAAAGTAGAGAACGAATTTGTAAATAAAGTAGAAAGTAGATTAGGTGCTCAAGAAGTAGAGGAAGGTAAACAGAATTGGTTACTTACTGGTAAAGATGCTGTAAACCAAGTTATAGGCGGAGAGTTAGATGTAAATGATCCTATTATTAAGAATTGGATAAATGATCCAGCAGGGTTGTTTAAAGGGTCTAGGAAGTACGCTTGGGACAACTTAATGAAAGAGGAGTTAAAGGAAGGTTTAACAAGTGGTGCAATCAGTCCTACACAAGCTGTTAAGTTCCTCGATAATTTAAGAGAGTTAGATTTAGGTGGTGGAGTTAAATTTGCAGATGCTGAGACAGGCAATTCTATCAGCGACTTCTACGATGTCATAGAAAATCAAAGAGGTGTGTTAGAGAATAAAGCAGCACAGAAAGCTAATCTTGAATTTGAGTTATTAAATAACGGTCTTGTTGATTCGTTGTTAGAGTCACTAGGGGAAGGGAACAATGTATCGTCTGTTGACGCTAGAAATATAAGAGAGTCTTATTTATCTTTTTTACCTAAAGCAATCTCCAAAGAAAAAGCTATAGATACTTTTGATAAGATTCTTGGTAATGTTAATAAACCAGGAAGCGATGCTACTAAATTAATTACAGGTAAACTAGATACTCTTATAGAGGAAGGGTTTGAACTAGATGCAGCAGTTGCAGAAGTACAAAGCACTTTTGAAAGTGGAGGTATAACAGTTACGGATAGAAATAGGTTGTTAAAAAAGATAGAGGACTCTAGGGACTTTGACAGGTTAATTTATAAAGCTGATTTTTACAGGAATATAATAACAGTAGATGAAGAATTAATAACAGGGTTTGTGAAAGAAAGAGCAGCCTTTACTGGTGCGACTTATGAGGTAGGTTACTTTACTGATTTAGGAGTTCCAGAAGATGTTGATGTGAAAAAAAGAACTACTGATGAAAGAAGTGTATTTAGTTCGATAACAAACAAAAAAGGATCATTCGCTGCTAAATCTTTTGTTAACAGAAGATACAATGCTTACGAGTTATCGTTAAGAGAAGCTTTTGAAAGTAAATTTAAAAGGTACGAGAGTGACCCTGCCTTTACTCCTGAACAAGCACAAGAAAAAATAATAGAAGAAGCCGAAATAATAAGAAATAATGTTTTTATGGCATGGGAAATAGAATCAATCAGACAATCTAATGCTATTTATGATACAAAAATTGTAATGCCCAAGAGGTTAAGCGTGAGTGGAGTAGATCGTTTTAGAAAATAATTATCATGGCTAAAAAAGAAACAAAACTTGAGAACACAGAAAGCAAAGCACCTGCTCTTAGTCAGGAAGAATTTGATTTCATAAGCAAAGATCAAGCAATCACTCAAGAGCAAAAGGCTAAAGGTATTGCAGAATTTAAAGAACAAGCTAAACCTGTTTTTAAAGCCGCTCAGGAAAGTATGCTTGAAGGAGTTCGTACAGGACAACCTGTCAGAGGAGAAGAAATAACAGGACAACAACAAGAACCTAAACAAAAGTATGAAGTACCTACTACTTTACCTGACCACGGTATTCGAGGTTTATATACTCCTGAAGAACAGATATTAGACAGAGCAACTCAGATAACAGGTCTACCTCCTGAAAGTCCAGCTAATCACTATATAGCCAATACACTAGCTAAAGGTGATCCTTTTAGTGCTGCTTCGATGGAAGCTGCTAAAGAAGAAACAATGAAGCTTGTTAGAGCTGGTATCATACCTAACCCTGACTACGAAGGTTTCGGTGGGTTTCTCAGTGAAGCTGTGGATGTAGCAGGTCCGATAGCAGTTGAAATAGGATTGCCTATGTTCACAGGTGTCGTGTCATCTCCTTTGTTACTTTCTCCTGAACCTTTCTCGAAAGCATATTGGGTAGGACTACAGGCATCTTCTTCTACCTTTGCTAATCTACTCGCTCAACAAATGCGTATATCTTCTGGAATGCAGAAAGATACATCGTATATGGAAGCAGCAGCAGCAGGGGCTTTTGGTTTAGTTCCAGGCATTACACCAGCTAGAGGATTAAGTAAAACTAAAACAGCTTTACTAGGTGCTGCTGAAGGTGGTTTCATGGCTGGAGGAGAAGATTTAACTCGTCAAGGTTTACAGATTTTATTTGAAGAAAGAGAAGGTTTTAAACCTATGGAGACTCTCACTGCTGTTGGAGTTGGTTCACCATTCGGAGCAGGGATAAGATCAATAGGAAGAGGTTTAGATGTATATGATCCTAAGAAAGACCCATCTGCTCCTATACTAAGGAAAGCACTACAAGATGAGTTAAAGGAAGTTAAGAAAGAATTACAAAGAACAGAGAAGCGTGGAGCTGTTAATGTAGAAGCTAGGGATAAGGTCAAGCAGATCGAAGATAAGATTAACGCTTTAAAGCCTGATGAGGAAAGAGTGTTACAACAAGCTATTGATAGTCTTGATGAAGCTGAACAGAAACAAGCACAGGAAGTAGCAGCGGCAGCTGAAGAGTTTCAACAAAGTGAAGCAGCTAAGATATTTAAAGAAACTGATGAACCTACTGTAGCTGTTAAAGAACAAGAAGCACCTAAACCAGCTATTGAAGCGAAACCTATTGAAGCCCCTACCACTACTCAAAAACCACAAGAAGAAGTTAGTGTTGAAGCTAAGGAAATTGTAGCTGACTTTATGTCTGGCGGTGGTACTCGTGATGTAGACCCTGAGACAGGTAAACTTAAAGATAGCGAAGACGAAATAAAAGCTAGGTTATTAACAAGCGATACTGAAAAGCAAAGACTTATCAACGCTGTTACTAGAGCTATAGATGCTGACTTAAAGAATGTTAAAGGTGGAAGAGTAGGTAAACTACAATACTTAGCTAAGGTACAACAAGAGTTGAACAGAAGGTTAGGTAAAGAAGCAGGTGATGAATTTGCTCTTGTTATGAAAGCTTCTCAAGTATCTGACAATGCCCAAGTAGCTGATGCTATCGATCAATTAGGAGTACACATGGCAGCTAACGGTGCTATCATGGTACAAGGTTTTGATGATGTATTGAAGTTCTTAGACGGTGCTGATTTAAATAATAAAGAAGTTCTCAACAATGCAATGGTAAGTATTCATAAGTTAATACCTGCTATGATGGGTTGGAAGAAAGCTGGTTCTGCTTCAGGTAGATTATTACAATCAAGGAAGTACGAGAAAGACATCATTGAGATAAAGCAGGAACACTTAAAAGAAAAGTTAGAAGGTAACTTAGTAAGTAATTTAAAAGAAGCTAAAGATTTAAACCCTGAACAACTTGAACAACAAATTAAAACATTTGGAGATATACAAGTAGTTAAGAAACTATTACAAGCTGTACAACAAGCTGAAGATATTTCTGAAGTTAAAGATATATTAATTAAACAACAAGAAGCTTTTCAAAGTAAATCAGCTAAAGCAGTTGCTAAGAAACTGTTAAACTCTCCTTATGAACCAGGTGAAGGGGGAAGTATTTACACTAAAGTTAGAGATATTTTTTCTGATGCAGCTTACGCTAGTATGTTAAGTAGTCCAGTTACACACGCTAAAGTTGCTATATCTAATAAGCTTATGTCTGGTTATAATGTAGTAGCAGGTGCTGTAGGGGCTAAATACATGGCTACTGTACCTTGGTCAAGGAATGGATTAACAAGACAACAGTTTGAAGAAGCAGGGGCTTTTTGGACTAAAGTAGCAAGTTCATACGGTAATTATTCAGAGATAGCTAATAAAGAAGCTTTAAGAGTTTTAAAGACAGGAGATGCAGATTTACAATCACACTTTGAAAGAATAGGTGAGTCAGCTCTTTCTATGGAGCGTACTGGTCTTACAGGTGCTTTTGGTCAAACAGTAGAGAATGTAGGTAGGTTTGTTGATATTCCTGGTAAAGCAATGGCAGCAGTAGATGTGCGTACAAGACTTAACATTGCACACTCTATGACTAGAGCTAAAGCTGAGATGGATTACATAGCAGCTAAGAAAGCAGGTGAGGATGTAGGTACTTTACAAGATTACTATGACAAGTTCGTAGCTAAAGTATTCAATGAGTCTAAAACAAAGATGCTCAACGAGGATCAAGTAAGAAGAAAAGCAGTCTTAATGGCAGAGCAAGAAGGTGTTAAAGCTGAAGACCTAGCATCTTACATTGATAACTTTGTTAAAGATAATTGGAATAAAGATACAAGTAGTTTCGTGGATTATGTTAACAGGAACTTAAAAGAAGTTACTTTTACTGAGGAGATAGGTGAGTTTGCTGAAGCTGGTTGGAAACAAAGAGCAAAGGAAGGAGCACCGATATTGGGCGATCCTAATGTATTAGAAAGAGGAAGCAGACATATAGAGTCTTTCTTAAAGACATATCCGTTCCTTCACGTTGTTTTAAATCCTTTCATGCGTACTGGTCGTAATATAACTAGAGGAGCTATGGCTTCTACTAGTTCTCTTGTTTCAGTCGCTGATTTAGCCACTAAAACTAAAATACCAGGAACGCAAAAAGCATACGAAGTAGCACAAAGGTTGTGGAGTAAGACAGCTAAAGATTTAGCAAGTGATGATCCTATCGTAGCAGCTAGAGCAAAAGGACAACAAATTGTAGGTGCTGGTGTTATATTAGCAGCTATAGGATTATCTGAAGGAGTTGAAGATGTATTTGAATTTGTAGGTACAGAAAGCCAAGATTGGAAAAAGAAGAAGAATATCAGAGCTGCTACAGGAATGCCTGAATATACTTTGAGGGTAGGTAAAGAAGGAGAAAAGGTTGCTATTAGTCTAGCTGCTTTAGAACCTTTAAACACTATTCTAAGTATTACAGCTGATATGAAGACTCTTAACCACGGTACAGTTGCACAAAGAGAAGAAGCTAGAGGTTTAATGGAAGCAGCTGCTTTAGCTATTACAAATAACATAGCAAACAAGTCTTACTATAAAAACTTAGGAGATGCTATTAAACTTGTTACCCAAGCTACAGACAGTAAAGAAGCAACTAGCAGAGAGTCGTTTAAGCTGTTGAAGAGTTTAGGAGGTACTTTTGTTCCTTCCGCTGCTAATACATTAAACTATATGTCTGATGATGTTATCCGTGAGAACAATACATTATTACAAGTCATAGCGAGAAGAATGAACGGTCTTTCTAAACTTGTACCTCCGATGCGTGATATATTTGGAGATGTACAGACAAGAGGATTTAAGCAAAGGAAAGTGGGAGGTTTAGCTTTATTGTCTCCTTTTGGTGTGTTTACTCAGAAAGGTTCTGTAGATAAGTATGTAGAAATTGACGCTGAGACTGGATTTAGAACTCTTAACATTCCTAAGATAACAAAAGCAAGTGTAAGAAAAGAAATTGCTAAAGACGGTAGAACAAAGAT